GTCCACGCCATATGGAAGTCCGTTACTGTCGCCAGAAACGGTAACATTGCCACCAAGACTGTTTGTCAGTTGCCAATATGTACCGTCTGAAACCAACGTCGCGATGCCATTAGCATGCAAATCGCCAGCGTTGAGTTGTGTACCATCGGCATGAACGATCTGTGTCGGAGACAATCCATTTATGCTGATCATCACTGAGGTGCTGTTGGTGTACAGCATCCTAACGCGAATTTCAGTGCCAGCAGCAGCCATCGCCGTAAGCGGCGGATCGAGTGCAATACTAGGCGCGTTCTGCGATCCGGTATCAGCACCGTAGGCGAACTTGCCTCGCCGCACTCCGCGCGTCAGTTGATACAGGTCGGCATCGTCAGGGTTCAGGCCGCCTTTGGTAATCAGGTTGACAATTTCGCGTTGTGGAAACTCAATAGATTGTGCTGGCGGAATACTGCCTGCCTGTCCAATAGACGGATCGCCGTTGATATATGGTGCATCTGGATTGGTGACGCCGTAGGGCGCATGATATTTCACTTTGACCTCCTGTTCATGGCGTCCCCGCCATCGGACCGCCTGTTCCAGCGGCTGCGCTATAGTCGAAAACAATTTGAGTATGCGCTGGCTTCCAGCGGTCCAGCAAACAATCTATCGGCGACTCGGTTATGATGCGTAGGTGCGGATCGACTCCGGTCTGTCCACCACCATAGCCGCAGCGAAACCATTTCAATACGGCCTCATCGGAGTTTATTGACCAGTAAAACCGCATTTCCGGTGGGCCGAGATACCAGCGGTATTCGCCGATTAACGGATTTGGATCGAGCGGCGGTGTGCGAGTATCGCCGACTTGGGAAACACCAACCATGAACGGTGAGTATTCCACGATGTGGATCGTGACGCCTTCCCAGACACCGGCAACCCAAGTAAAGAACTGCCGCGACTGAGCACCAAGCAGCGTCATCTTGGCGACCAGAACCTCCTGACGCTGTGGTACGGTCGTAACTTCTTTGAAGCAAGGATCAGGCAAGCCCCAGTTGCGCTCCCAGTCTGGCAACAGTTCAACTGTCTTGCGTGGGTCGCTTTCAAGCTCCAGTAGATCGGCTATCCGGCTATCGACAAATCCCCAATAGTTCGACAGCCCGGTGCAAGCCTTCACAAAGACGCTATTGCTTTGCCGTGGCCACGCATTGCCCTGCGGAAGCAACGCCAAAAACGCCTCAACGTAATCGCTGCCACTCCTGCGGACGTGGCGATCAGACATGATCAACACCGATGTCTATTTGCAGGGTTGTGCCCGGAGAGAACGAAAGATCACCAAGCACCGCCATGTGGCCGGGAGACAGCATCACAGAGTCTGTCGTTTCTCCCAGTACAAACGATTGCACACCAACAGCGTTGTTTACCGCAGAGTATTTCCATGAAAGGAAGATCGTCTGACCGGGGGCAGCAGTAAGACGCAATCCCGCGTCGATGCTGTCCTTGATTGCGGTGCGGACATCAAGAGTATTTGCCTCAAGCTCCAAGATTGTAAAATCGATTGGCTGAGGGATCGGAGAAAGAACAAACATATCTTTGACCGTGACCGGACGAACGGTATTAAGATAATTCGTAACGGTGACGATGTCGGCAGCGTTCGGAAAACCACCAGTAGATGCACGTAAGTCATCCATCATAAACCGCACAGTAACGGTACCAATCCCCATTTCACTTGCTGCCCAAGCTCTCGTCACCCCAGGAACAGACAGTGCCCATGCCTCGTAATCGTATGCAGCGCCTCCCATCGGCGGCTGACGAATGCGCCGCAACACGCGCTCTCGCAACTGATCATCCGTCTCTGCATCTATGCCGCCGTCTATCTCAACTACTGGAGCTTCCCCGGTAACGCCGCTTATCGCTGTGTCAAACACCAGAACATCACCAGCCGCGCGGTTGCCACCAACCCCGTAAGTAAGCGAACGAACCGGAACCACAGTGCCAGAACTTGTCACGTCCGTTTGCGCTGTCGTCTCGAAGGACCAGTCATCCCCGCCGACCAGCCGAGTCGCGATTGGGATGGTTGTGCCATCGATGCCGAACACAGTCACCGTTCCAACAGCAAGCGTTCCCGGCTTGCGGCCTATGCTGTTGTCAGCGTTCACCAACCAAATATCGCCGTGACGATCCAGCCACTCCTGCTCAGCGGTATCTGGCATAAGTTGCAAGGTGACCCAGTCAATGTAGCGCAGCGTCAGGTGCGTAAGCGCCGCAGTGGCGTCCGCCATAACCCGCAGCACACTATTACCGACGAACGATGCGCGGCCTAAGCTCGCGGTAATCTCACCCCGCACTGTCTCGCGAACCAGCCGTAATGTGGGCGTGACCCAAGGAATGGTAACCTCCTCTTAGTTCGTGAACGGGTCCCACAGGTCCTGAAAGCGTAATTCGATCTGTGGAAGCGGGCCGCGATAGATTCTCACCAAAACGTTGATCCTATCGATGCCGCCTCTGGTCGCCGCAACATCGATGCGGCTGCACATGCGCCTATCGATCAACGGTTGCAGGGCTAACTGACAGTATTGCTCAGCCCTGGATAGCGTAGACCCCTCCCTTGCTTCCGCAGGCGTGATCTTGGCGCGGCTCAGCAGCCAGATTTTAGCCCCGATAGGCCAGCCGTCCCAGATAGTTTCAGCTTCAAAATCCCCCCACCATCCGCACCGGTCGTCACTGTCCGGGTTTGGCAGGATGTCGTCGGCGTCGGCCAAGCCGAACGTCAGCAACGCGACCTTGACGATGTTGACCAGTTCATCAGTCTCATCTAGCGAATTGAACGGAGTCAGCATCCAGTCAAGCCACATCGCATGAAGGCTGACCGTGTTGCCATCAAGGTCCAGGCCGGTACCGTCTTCAGCCCTTAGGTTGACAATCCGGATGTCGGCCATTTCAAACGCTCAATGCTGTGACATGGCGCTGCATGAAGGCTGGGTGAATTGTCCGATTCTCGGCAGCTAACTCCTCAGCACGGGAGGCATCAGCATAGATGCGGTTCGCCATGGTCAGGGACGGATAATTGATCGGGAAACGGAACTGCACAATGCGCGGCAGTAGCCGCCGTGTGGTCGCCAGATGCTGGATCAGCAGTGCCGCAAGAGCAACGAAGTTCCGATAGTCTGAGAGGATGAAACTATCAGACTTGCTAACTTTGATCTGCTCGATCACCAATTCCATTCTGTCCAGAACAGCATCGACATCGATTTGGCTTCTGAACGTCATCGCAGCAATTATCTTTGACTGCTCAACGAACGAAAAGATGACCGCTGCATTTATGACGCGGTCGCTAAGTGGTAAAACCGGCGTTTCCGCGAACGCCGCCTCCCGCACGTTATCCATCGAGGTGAGCGTAGCGCCAGCGAGAAAGGCGGTGTCAAAGCAAGCTAACAGCGACTGGCCTAGGACACGATTAGAAATCAGATTGGAGAAGTTCGATGTGTACCGTCCGATTGCCGTCCGCATATTGGCCCCAGCCGTATTGTCCGTTGATGGCGGGAAGGCGACCAATTGCTTGAGAAGCCGTACCGAAATTTCGAGAGCCTCTCCGCGTTCTGATTTTATCATCGCCCATCTGCGCTCAAATATTTTCTGGCATCTTATCTAGAGTAGTGGCTGCGGCAGCCCCCGTATCAGCCGCCTTGTTTTCGGTATCGGTCGCGGTGTTGGTCTGCTCGATTGAGTTACCGGAAGAACCAAGCTCGACAAACGCCATGTCAAACGCACAATAGCCGCCGCGCTCTCGCGTCTCGGTCACCGTATAGCGTTCGCACATGCACTTCAACGGCTCCGCCAAATACGGATCGATCAGCGTACCGCCAGCGCTGTTATCCAGCGCCCGCATAAGATTTCGTTTATCGATATGGTAATCCGGCGAAACGAGGTAGCCGGTCATCTGATAGCGCCAAGCCTGTCTTCCCATATCTTCAGCAAAAGGTTGGTCCCGCTTTGGGTACTCGTGGAGCACCACTCTGCGACCTCCGCTCCGCGCTTGCTGCTCGACATGAAACCGCACACCGGCAAACGAGGCCGGGACCAACCTCATGCGCCATGGCGCGGGTGATGCTTCTTGGATCGTTGCCATTAGGTTTTCGCTTCCAATGTGGCTAGCCGCGTCTCAAGCGCGGCCAACCGATCCTCAAGCTGGGTAACCATAGCCGCGCCCTGTTGGACGAAGTACACCTCGTTCCATTTGTTGTCGCCGTCGCACAGGTACATGCCGTATGACACGTTGCTAATCGAGCGTTGCTGACCGGACAGCAGATTGAGTTGCAGCGAATTAACCAAACGAATTGTTGCTTGGCCGCCCCCACCGCCCGGCGGGACATAGCCAGCCATCACCAGTGGGGTGAACATCACCCGCACCATGATGTGCCTCTGACAGTCCCCGAACGACAGGATGCTTCCAGCGCCCTCGATCACCACCATGTTGGTGTCAACGCTGTCGTCCATCGGAGCAAGCGGCACGACTTCGGCAACCGGCAACCACACCGGGGCCGCTTCTCCGTGAGCACAATTCCATGCTGCAAACGGCATTATCCAACCAATGCGTGGGCGCGATCAGTTGGCCCATCCTCAGTCATAACTTTCGGGCCGTCCTTCGCGTCCTTTCCGGTCTGGCCGATCCAAGTTTTCTTGCTGATGTTCACGTCGGTAGAATCGACGTTGACGATGGATGGTTTGATTTCCACCTCACTCGATCCAACTTTCTCGCTGATCTTGTCGCTGAACTCCATCTGCGCGACTTTGCCCTTGAAGTACCAAGTCTCAGACCCCTTGTCGAAATAACCAAACACCGTGTCACCGGCACGAAACTCAATGCGGCTGGCCGTGCAGCGTATCTCAGTATTAACCGAGTCGCCCTCGTGCTTGTACTTCTCTTTCTGCTGACCCGAACCGCTGCCACCGCTGCTTCCGCCGGTTGCATCACGTGTTGACGCCGATGGCGTGGCGCTGCCGCCAGACCCACCGCTGGATTGCCCTTGGCTGCTGTTATCATCGATCTTGTGCGTCTGCATTTTCTTGCTAACGTGACGCAGACTGACGAACCGGGTTTTCTTGGTTTTCTTGTCCTTCACCGAAGGGCCGTCTAGCGAGACGACGTAGGTACCGGTCTCCTTAAACAGCACCATTTGCTCCGAACCATCCGGCGCGTAGTGTGCGCCTTCGCCCTCGCTCATCCCGTATGGCCTCACCCGCCGATCATCAACAATCGCCACCGGGTGCGAGCGCTGACCGTTGAGGTAGAGCATCACGGCTTCTGCCGCCGGGCCTTTCGGCTGATCATCGTTGTAATCCAATGGACCTTGCTGATTGGTTTCCGGCGTGGATGCTGCTTGCTTCTGTGCCGCTGGCTTTTTATTTTGATCTTCTTCCTGCTTCAGCGGGTATGAAGTCGTCCCGACCATCTGCCAGCGCTCGAAGTCTGACGGTGTCTCGCTGTAATGAACATCAGCAGCCTTCACTTCCTGCATCAAATGATCATCGCTGAACTCGCGGATAGTCGCCCGCGACATCGACATCTGTGCCTGCCGAGCCACATGAGACAGTGTTGTCCTGATCGCCATTTTCCCCTCTCAAATGTTTTCCGGTTGGCCCGGCGGCAACCCACCAGAACCGGGTTCGGTACCAGTTGGCAGTGCTTTTGCAGCGGCAATATCCTTCGCATCCGCCGGAACACCCGGAGTCATTGCCTCCCGGTTCATCAGTTCGACAACCGTGCGACTGCCGTGTGCGTTGTCTTGCGTGAACGTCGCCGACTTTAGCGTCAACTCTACAGAGCCGTCCATTATCAGCATCGGTGAGATAACACTGACCGGCTGACCTACCTCCCACAGCCCACCGCTTGGTCTCAACCAACCATGCACGGTCGCGAACACCGTGATCTGATCTTTCGCCATGGTGTCGTGTTCCATGTTGACCCGGCCCTTCAGATGATTCTCACTGAAAGACGGCACCTCAAGCGGCATGACGTGGGGCCGATACAAATTCAAACCGTTCATTGCCAGCTTCGCCACTTGCTGGGCTGCGCCAGAGCCGCTCGTCTTGTCGGTACCGGGCTGCTGGCCGGTTGAGATCGCCGTGGCCCCCAGTTCCGCGTTAAAGATGATCTCGCGACCTTCGATGATATTTTTGCCTTCGACCAGAACATCACCACCACCAGTCGCCCCGCCTTTGACAAGCGCAACCAGATCGCCAACAGCGCTGCTGGTGAAGTCGATACCTCCCAAAGCCCGCAACGGCATCTCCAACGCCTCCATGATCGTGGTGCCGTGTGCTATCGAAAGGCGCGGAAATTTGATCTGCGGCAGTGCCCCGCCCTTCACAAGGAAGTTGATCTTCGGGATCACCGGCTTCAACAGAGCGCGAGCGTATTGCTCATAGGTGACGTTCTTAAATTCCATCGTCTTGTGAGCGACACTGGCGTGTAAAAGGTTTTCGGTTATGTCAGTACCTTGAATCTCGATGTAATGCCGTTGTGCGTCGTAGAACACTTGCCGAGATGTCACGTAGCCGTAGATAACTTGGATACCGGCGAGCCTGACCCGGCAACGGTCTCCGGGCCTGATACGCAGCTTGGCATAGTTCGCTACCAGCGGCATTCCTTCGGAACAGGTAAACCGAAAGGTGCGCGGTGGGGTCTCAATCTTTTGTATCTTCACCGAAACGGTTTCCCAGTCTCGGTAAAGCTGGCCGTTGATTTCGAGGATGCACGATAGGTTGTCGCCGCTGTACCCTAAATTCGCTGGGCGCGATTGCGGCAACGGGACGTTAGAATCAGTTCCGGCTGGTGTCGTCTGGAGAGTGTTCCCCGGTTGCAGACCCTGTTCATCTGGCGGCGTCAGGATGTCGGTAGCCATCTACGCGGTCCATCTAGAATAATCCGTAGAGCCGGGGAGCATCGCAGTTCGATGCACCGTCGAGCCTTGACTGAAACTCGCCGTCTTGATCGGCATGAAAATCTCGCCAGATTCTCTCACCTTTTGCATCGCCCCGAAATCCACCGTCGCCTTGACGTTGCCATTGCGAAGGGATGCCTGCGGCCCCTCGCCTTTGTTTACACGGTCGAGCGTCTCGCGCCTGCGGATCGCCTCGATCTGTCTTTGCCAACTCGGATTTTCCGTGTTGTAACCACGCTTCCGCATATTTCTCAGCGTCTCAGCCGGTGTGTCGCCGTAGGCGTCACCCCATCGGCCTTTGTGAAATTCAAACGCCTCCTGCAAACTACCGTATGAAGCATGCCACTGGCCGTCCCTGCCGCGTACCGCGCCGGGCGTTCCTGCCGGGACGGTCTGCCCAAATGGATTGGTGCCACCTGACTTGTCGAACACACTGCCGGTGCCACGCCTCATGCCACCGCTTTCAAACATGGCAATAGCGGCTGCGGTGTCAGGGTCTTTGATGCCAGCCGCAGCCGCAGAATCGCGGAGTATCTGGAACGCCGTCTGCCGTGAGCCTGACGGCGCTGGTCGAGCGCCGGGACTGGACGGTGTGGCTTGCGGCGCATTGTCACTAGGACCTCTTGCTGTCCGTGGTGTGCCACCGACAGGAAGATTCTTTTTGTCGTATCCCATCACAGCGCGAAGATTGATTAGCTTACCGTGCCCCGGAGGACCAACCCACATTTCGACATGGGAATGATCTGCGTTGCGATGGCCGCTTGCCCCAACGACCTGTCCGCCTCTAACTTTTCCAGACGACACCGTGTCAGGTGACCAGCTTTGATGCAGATAGCGAGTGTACGTGCCATCTGGATGTTGGATGACCATTACCTGATCATTGCCGTGGCCTCTCTGCGGAGCGCGAATAACAACGCCGTCCTGTATGGCATGAACCTTCGACCCAACCGGCCCCATGATATCGAGGCCCTCATGTTGGCCCGCCCCGAACATCGCGCTCTGCCCACCAAGACCGCCGCCGAGAGCCGGATTGCCGGGACGGTCCGGTCGAGCGGTCATCGGGTCGTACAATGTTTTTCCTGTCAACCCGCCGTAGGCATCCACTGGGTGACCATGAACGTACCCGCCCAATGCCCCAATAGCGCCGGGAGTATCGCCGCCACCACCACTACCCGGAGGGCCACCGCCCCCCGGAGGGCCACCGCCCCCCGGAGGGCCGCCACCACCGGGACCAGTGCTGGACGTTTGCTGAAGCGGATTGTTGCCGTACACCGCATTCAAAACATCGCGGATGCTGATCAGGGTCCGGTTGGTATCCTTTTCGACCGGCGCAATTTCCTCAAGTGCAGCCACGGCGCTACCACGGCGGCGGTTGACAGAACTGAAGTCCGTTGCATCGCTGGTGCCACGATCTTCGAGGCTACTTTGTTTACCCGGTCGCACCGTGATCCGCGCCGATGGTTCAGTCGCTGGCGCAGCGCCAGCATCCGGCCCGCCGCCTGGACCCGTGCCGGGTGTTGGTGCGCCCGGACCGCTGGGACCCGGTCCAGTGTTTGGTACTGGTGCGCCGGGAACCGCTGGCGCTTTCGTATCCTCGTGCGCCTTATCGAGCTTGTGAAGGATGCTGATTATGTTATCGACAAACCGATTTACGCCGCTCTCTATTGAAACCGTAAGGTCCGTCAATTCCTTTTGTGCCTGCTGCGCTTGCTTCTCGTCGGCCTGAAATGTCTTGACTAGGTTCTTGCTCATCTCGTCCCAGTCAGTGAAATCCGACAGGTTCTGACCTAGAACGTCTCTGGCATAGTAACGAGCGCGAACCGTCTTACCTTCTTCAATCTTTTTCGGCACATGCCCAACAACCGTATCAAATGCCTCTTGGATTTTACCGGCCCTAACCGACTTCAACACACTCGCAGTAAGCTCAGCATCGCCATACTCCGCAAGCTTCCGGTAGAATGGCGACATAACATCATGAGTGCGAAGGTCTTGAAGCTGGCCTGCAATGTTTGTGATGAACTTTTTAGCCGCATCTTCTGGAAGACCCTTCCGCATCAGGATTTGCTTGACCTGATCAATCTTTTCAACGGTGAGGCCAAGGTCTGTTGTCAGCAGCGACAACTCAGTCTGGCGCTGAGCAAAGCCTGATAGCGACTTGCCGACAGCATAGAACGCCGTCGCGAGTCCGAGCGGCCCAGCCAAGCTCTTTGACAGGCCCGTGATAGACTTGGTGAAGTGGTCAACGCCCTGAGCGGCCTTTTCGCTGCCCTGACCAGCCTCCTTGGCCTTACGCCCCATCCCCTCAAAAGCCTCGGAGCCCCTGCGACCGGTCTCGACCAGCTTGCGGGTTATGTTGTCGATCTCGCGGCTGATGTTCCGCAGCGCTTGCGAGGCGGTGTCGCGCAACGCAATTTCGATCTCTACCTGTTTGTTGTCGTCGTCGGCCATTTAATAAGCGCCCTGAAGCTGCCGTGTCTTGTTAATGGTGAAATTGTCAAAGCCTTCGCCCTCGGCGTCTGTCTCAACGCCTTCCGGTACGTTCTTGAAAATGATCTGCGCTCCCAATAACCCACCGCCACTGCCGCCGCCGAGTTCGCCGTCGATGTCTCTGCGGTAATCAGGGGATGCTTCCGAAGCCATGCGGTTGTGGATGGCAAGCACATCCTTCTGCCAATTCTTGTTAACGGTGTTGTAGTCGTGCTTCACAAGATTCTCGACCGTATCCTGCGGTGTGCCGCGATAGTGCTCGCCCCATCGGCGGAAGTGATCGGCAAAGCCTTCCTCTAAGCTGCCGTAAACTTTGTGCTTCTGCCTGTCGCGACCGATAACGAAGCCATGCGACCCGACGCCGGTCTGCCCAAATGGATTCGTACCGCCTGACTTATCGAATACGCTGCCGGTACCGCGCTTCAGCCAGCCGCTCTCCAGCATCGCAATCGATGCTGCTGTTTCGGGATCGGAGACACCAGCCGCACGTGCTGCATCGCGAGCCGCAGCAAAGGACGCGCCGGTCGAAGAAATATCGCCGCCTGTCTTCGGCGTGATTATCTTCGGCCCTCCTACCATCTCTGACTGACCAGAGTTAGACCGGAAAAGCTCAGGTCCCTTCTCGCCGACCAGATATTTTCGGCCAGCCAGAACCGTACCACCAGATTCCCGCTTCTCCAGTGACTGCTTGTTCTGCTGGCGCTGAAAAATACCAAGGATGTCTTTCAAGATCGAAAGCGTTTCCTTGTTTCGCTCCTTCCACGCCTCAACCTTATCGGCGGGGATTCCAAATGCTTCAGGATTAAATTGTCGTTCTGCACCCGCTTCCGGGGTCCAGTATTTTGGCATGCCCGGTAGAATCGATTTAACCACAAGGTTCTGAAGCCAACTGGTTGTGTAGGCGTAATACTTAGCCGCGATGTCCCAACCGATCATCCAGTTTTTCGCTCCTTCCAGCGAAGTCATGTAGCTTGGCACAGCGGTCTGCAACGCAGCATGCATACCCTTGAAGAATGACGGCTGCATTTTCCAAGCATCCGCGTACTTATATGCCTGTGTCTTGTCTTCTCTTTCAAAGAGTTCACTGCCGCGCTTAATCGCAAGGCGCACAGCGGCCTCGTGCTCGCCCTTCATCTCAAGGTCTTCGATCTGTCTGGCAATATCGTTTTCACCGATGATGCCAAGTCGCTTGGTTATCTCGCTGCCGGGGCCAGCGGCCATGTCTCGTATGGAGTTCATCATATTCAAGACGTTGGCTTTGCCTTGCGGTGATTGAATGCCAACGGTTCGCTGGGCGTTTACCAGCATCGACGCAAACTTTTCCGTAAGTCCCGTGTCCTCAGCCAGCGCATGCCACTCCAGACGATCTCTCTGTGAGTTCTGAATGATACCGGCGGCAAACCTAGCCGCCTCCTCAGCAAGGACTGCCCACCTTAACGCCCCACGCAGGAGCAAGCCCGCCACGTTCCACATGGATTCAGCAACGCCAGTTACGGCCTTCCCGCCCTCCGTTGAGATTTTGTGTATCCCATCGGTATGTTCCTTTATCTTTCTGAACGAATCCGAACCCTCTTCGGCCTTTCCCTCGCCGCCTTTGGTCTGCGCCTTGTTGATTCTTTCCAGATTTTCGGCAACAGCCTTCAGCGCAAGCGAGACGCTGTCGCGTAGCGCGATCTCAAGCTCAATGCGTTTATCAACCGCCATCGTCCTCAGACTCGCGTGATACTTCGATGAGCTTCGCTGTCCACTTCATGTGGTTGTTAACTTGGGAAAGCGGCAGCTTAAGAAACTCGTCCGGTGGCCGACCGTAGTATTTCGCCAGCCTGTAGCAATCGAGGATCAGCCCTTCTACAGGTCCGGCATGAAAAAACTTGCGAGGTTCCACGCCGCGCTATTCCAATCTCGTGGGTGCATCTGCCTGATAGTTGACGGTGGCACCGCAGCAAGCAGAGACATCATCGCAGACATCGCCTTGCTATCGAACGTCATCTTCGGTGAGTCCCCTTGGAAATCAAGGTTGACCGGATTGCCGCACTTCTCGATATCGCCAGCGGTTGGCTCCCGAAATTTCAGTTCGCTGATCTCATCGCCGTGAGCCATGATGGGCTTACGCAACGTGACCGTCATAATTTCGGTAGCCGCCGCGCCGTTGGTCTTCTTGGCATCAGAGGTTTTAGCTTCAGGATCGGGTTCTGCTGCCATTACATCAACTCATCGCAGCTAATGCCTTCCCACTTGATCCGCACCATGCCATCGCGGGCGTTGATAGCGAGCGCAGAGACGCACCAGCCTTCACGCAACACGTAGGTTGAGTTGTTGGCCAACTCCGCAGTGACCGTGACGTTGACCTGAGCCTCGAAGTCTTCGATAGCGAGGCCCGGCACGGTTGACACGTCGCCTTCGATTGACGGCACACGCGGAAGCTCCGAGTAGCCGTGGATGTAGTCCTGACCGGCGATGCCAGCCCGCTCGATCACCGATGGCGTGACCGTAAAGTTTCCTCGAAGGGGATATTGGTTGCCATCGACCTTGAGGAAGGCGATCCTTATCTTCACAACGAAACGCTACCTTCGTTGTCGCCTTGCGGCTGCTGCACATTCCTGTGCAGAGGAGACTATATCATCACCCTCTTGGGGTGCCGGGCGCTTCGGGCCGCTTGGCCCTACGAGCTTTCGCTCTAGTCGTTGCACCTTCCGCTTTCGCGGCTTGGCTCAGGATTATCCGGTCTGGACGTTCCCTGAGTTCACCCGGTTCATTCGATACCGATCACTCGGTAAAGGGGCCAATTAACCCGCAATTCTTTGTGCCATCTAAACCTCCTTGAGTTGAGCGAGAACGGATTTCCGCTTTCGCCAGTTCTGGTTTCCGATTGCCTTGCCAGTTCGCCCTGCACTGATGTTGGCGCGTTGCTGCTTGGTTAGCTTAGCACCCAAGCGCGTCCGCTTTCCCATCATGCGCCGAGAAACAGCCTCGCGAAATTCCTTTGAACGAACGGCACCACGAGCATTTTGATTGCCGACAGCGTATTTATTTCCAAGCATCTTGACGCGGCGCTTATCGCGTTCTTCTGCGGATTGCTTCTGACCTGTTCTACTTTTATTTCCTCTCGCCAATTTACCAAACAGTTTCCTCAACTCTTTCGGTCTATTGGCGTGAGCCAACCGCATTTTCTTGCGCGTTACGACCGATAGAGTTTTTCCTAAGGTGCCGTGCGTTGACTTCCCGCCGGTCCCCAAATTCCAACCGATGCCGATCTGTGGCCTAAGGTTAAACTCTAACGCTGAGCACTCATGGCGAGTGCCTTCAAACAAAACCTTCGCACTGAACGATGGAAACCGTTCAGACACAACGTGACGCCTGATGCGCTTTGGCAAATTATTAGTGATGCCGATGTAGCCGTCCTTTTCTGGAAGGCTACACCCGGCATCAAAGAGCCAATAAACGCAGCAAACGTCCATCTGATCCTACGCAGCGATAACTGAGTCTAAGCCACGGTCAAACTGAAGGCGGAATTGGCAGAGTACAGCGAAAACACGTAACTGATTCACCAAATCTGGCGGATAAAGTGTGTTAACGCGATTCGGATCGTTTGAATCGCGCTCTACGATAAGGTTGTCCTTGAACGCCTTGCCGTTCTCAACCAGACCGTTGAACTCATCGACGCGATACTGCGCCACCAATTCAGCCTTGATGATCTTCGGCGTCACGATAGCTTGGCCTGCGCCAAATCTCGTCCCGTCGTCGGCCAATTTGTGACGCGGAAACTTGCTGGTGATGGCCTGCCGCTGGTTGCGAAGCAGCTTGGTCAACGTCGCCAACGTGGTGACAAGCTCGTAAGCGTCGTCGGTGTTGCCGTACAGGTTGCGGGTATACGTCGTGCTTTCCCGCATGATCGTCGGCACCGTTGTGTGGGTTCGCTGCGTGGCTATGCCGCCGTAGGCAAGCTGGTTCAGTTCCGAAAGCAGGAACCGGTTCTGCCCCTTTGCTGGCAAGCAGTTATCCAACGACAGCGTCTGCAACGGACGTGCCGGATCGTTGAGCAGGGCGCGAGCCGCCTTGGCTGAGTATGCCGCCGCCCACTCATAGGTTGGCGTCGGACTACCGACCTCGACGCCCATCACCGATAGCTGAGCGCTGTTGCGCGTAAGGCCGAACGTCAGAAGGTTGGCGGTGGTGTCGCGCTTGGCGCTAAACAACTGCCCGTAGTGCTGGCGGATAAACCCCCACCGACCAGTATCCGAGAAACCAAACTCAGTCTCCCAGTCGGTCAGTGATGTCGAGTCGGTGAACGGCAGACAGACCCAATCAACTTCCGTCTCGCCAAGGTTTGCGATAGCAGTCATGTTGTCGGCATGCGCCGGATCGCCAACGCCGGGAGTGGTCGCCACGTAAGTCAGCGTTAACCCGGTTGGTAGCGTCTCACCACCGACCGCACCGTAGTAGCTGTCCGAAATCTTGATCTCGTTGCCGCCAGTGCCCTTGAACTTTGCCGTGCATGTAACATTGCTTGTCGCCGCCACCGCCGTAACCGGCAAGTCCTTGTTAGCATTGATCGCGGCGGCGATGCTGGTTGCCACGATGGCCGTCGTGTCCACCGCAGAAACGTAGACCGACACATGCTGCCCGGCGATATAAAGATCGATGCCGCCAGCGGCAGTCGGCGGCGAAGCAACGGTGATCGTGTTGACCGCAGCCGCGCCAGCGGTTGGCTCAGCATACGGCAAGCCCCAAACCTCGTTCGCCCAGTTGTTGGCGAAGAAGGCCCGGAACATCGAGGCTAAATGCGAGCCTTGACCGAAGTAAGCATCGGCCTGCGCCTGCGAAGCCACCGGTACCGGGATAGAAGGCAGAGCCGTTGCACCCGTTGTGTTCTTGAAACCGATCAGCAGAGAACGACCTGGGAAAGTTGGAAGTCCTGCTTTGCTCGAATCTAATTCTACCCAATATAGCGGCATGCGCCAGTTCGCAGGAATAGATGAGAACGACACGGGCATTTTATCTCTCCTTGCTTTGTAGCCACGCGAGTCGCCGCGCGGCTGACCATGGGTTACTTCTTGGCTTCAGCCTTCGTCTCAACCTTCACATCATCCTTGGCTTCAGCCTTCTTCGGCTCAGCCTTCTTCTCGGCCTGATGCTCCTCCGTCGTTACGTCACCATCCGCGATGCGACGATGGGTGTATACGTCGTCGGGCCACTCGGCTGAGCCATCCTCGCGGAACGGTCCGCCTGTCGGGTGAGACAGTATCTTGCGAATGTTGTCGCTCGTCGGAAAAACCTTCATCGGAGATCATCCTTCTAATTCTGTGGGATATCCCACTCTGCGGTCGTCTGTTGAATTTCGGCTGGATCGCTTCCTGCTGGGTAACGGGTTTCGAGGTGCATCGTGTTGAAGTCGTCGTCTATCTCTGGCGGGTAATCAAGTACACCAAGGTCTGCCGTCAGCGTGAACCGCATTTCCGCGACCGGTGTCGCATTGTCCGCACCGGCATTACCGAACTGATGCGAACGATTGCCGCGCGTGAATGACTGGACGCCCACCTCGTCGGGCTTGCCGACGTTCTTCCAATTGTAGAGCGTTGTATCGGCGAACAACTTGCGTGACAAAAGCTTCCACGCCTGATCGAGCGTGTACTCAGCAGCCTTGGCGTTGTTGTTCTGCACGATGATGGAAATACCGTACATCACCATCGAGCGAAACCTAGCCTCGCCAGTGTTAGCGTCACCATCTGGCGTAAGGTCCTCGTTGATAAAGTACACGCCGAC